AGGTTGATTGAACTTGCTCTATCTCAGTCAGAGCGAGGAACGATGACTGATCCCGAAACGGGGAGAGATACCACCTTCACCCCTGGTAGTAGTGATGCAGCAATGTTAAAAAGTGCGCAACCAGACAAACGTGATCTTCTCAGGACTGCAATCCTTTATGCTCTAAGGGGGTATTCTATGACACCTTCTGGAAAAGAGGAAGTAGGCGAAGATCTTAAAGCTCTTTTTGAACCATTGCACGCAGCACAGCAAGATCTAGTCACAAAGGACATTGCTCCTGACACAAATAGGTGGAGAATACGTGGAGGACGAAAATCGGGACAGAATATAAGCAGAGAAAATTTCTTGAAAGAATTGGGATTCGAATAGATGCCTATTTACAACTTTAAATGCTCCTGCGGAAATACCAGGAACGACCAATACTTTTCTCTAAACACCCTGCCACAGTCGCTTGGATGCTCCTGTGGGGGGCAGATGGAGCAAGACTACTCCGATCATAAAGTCGGATACTCCGCAAGTGGCTATCCCAAGTTTGATATACAGACAGGGATGACGTATCTTTCCAAAGAAGATAAAGACAGGAAGCTAAGAGAGGCCGGCTTACAGGAGGCAGATTGGAAGTCGGGGGGCATGAAGCTCAGTGAAACACATAAGCACGAGGGATGGAAGAACGAGAAGACACAGGCAAGCAGGCAGGAAGCGGTAGCAAATAATGACAGCGAATGGGGAAATGAAGAAGAATTGGTAAGAGAAGCAAAAATGTAACCCTTAAAGAAAGGCTTTAAAAAGTATGGCTGATACAGACTTGGCACAAGATACTCAGACACCCTCTGAGGACTTATCGCCAGATACTACTGAGTCGATGGGAGACGGACTCTTCGAAGACGTTTCTACAAAGACAGTAGATCTGGCAGATGACACCCCTTCAGAGACTTTGAGCGATGACAGTGCCCGACACTCTGGTGACGCATCCCAAGACAACGATTTTGATTTGTCGAGCGTAGACTTTCAAAGAGTAGATGTCAATACCGTACCAGAGCAGTATCGTGGTTTGATATCTAACGTACAGCAGTCCTTCAACTCTCAGCGTTCAGACCTGGATCGGCAAGTATCAAAACTGACCCAGGAATTGCAAACCATGCGTGATAGTCAGGCGAATAGCCTGGCTGCAAATACGGCAGCGCAGACCATCGCCCAGCTGTCACAAGTAGACAAGTTTGCGGATCTGACACCGGAGCAGAAGGGGGCGTTAGATACAGTACGAGAAGTGGTGCGCGAGGAGAACCGCCAGTTTCATGGAGTTCCTGAACAGCTTGCACAAGTCACGCAGGCTCTCGCGCAGATACAGCAAGCGGATCGGAACAGGAATACAAATGTGCTTTTAGATCAGGCGAACGATGCCAAGTCTAGATATGGGAATGATGTTGACGTATATGGCAATGTGATACTTGCGATGATTCGGGAAACCAATCCGATGACAAATCGTTTATATACCATCACAGAGGCATATGAGTCGGCTAGTGGCAGGATGGGACAGACTGTTGACCAGATCAATGCTGCAAATACTGCTTTTCGTAACGATTCAAAAAATCAACTCGCACCTACTCAGTCAACATCAGCACCTAGTATGGGTAATGACACAGGGAGCCTGACAGAGACGGAGCTAAGAACGGGATTGGCAAATCTAGGATTTGATCTATAGGTCTGGCTCGATTTCTTATAAAGGAAGTCGATAATGGCTGCAACATCTACTACAGAAACCTGGGATGCTGCGTGGACGCTCACAATGCGTGCTCATCGCAAACGTCTCACAGATAACATCTTTGACGAGTATCCAACTCTCGCATGGATGCGTGGTGCTGGCCGTGTTGAGTTTGAAAACGGTGGCAAAGAGATCAAAGAAGATCTCATGTATGCATCGAATAGCTCTACCTGGTTTGATGGGTATGACACAGTTCCTACGACTGCTGTCGATGGCATAACTGCTGCGTTTTATCCTCGCAGATATGTCTCTACCCCTATTACCATTTCGATGACGGAAGAAACTGAAAACAAGAAATCGGAAGATGCCGAAAAGCTGTTGGTAGCAAAAACTACGCAGTCGATGAATACGCAGCGCGACACGATCAATGCTGCTATCTTCTCTTCTGCTACCGGCAAAACGATGCTCGGTTTTCAGGACATCATCGCTGCTACATCCACCAACACCGTTGGCGGGATCTCCCGTTCAGCCGAATCCTGGTGGGCTAACCAATCGCAGAGCATTGGCAACTTTGACAATGTAACTGCCCCTTCCTACGATGGCTTGATTGCCCTCGGCACTCTTTATAACAACTCCTCAGAAGGCAACACGCAGCCTGATGGTATTGTTATGTCGTTGACCACGTTTGGTGAATATGAGAATATCCTGGAAGGCACAGGATATGCCCGTATTGAGCAACGTAATGGTAAGGGTATTGGGACGCAGAAAACGAAGAACAACTTGATGTTCCGCAACTCTGAGGTGTGGTATGATCGTGACTGTGGTTCTAGCCTCCTGTATTGTTTGAACAGCAAGTTTATCACTCTGAAGATCGAGCGAAGCTTGAACTTTGCGAAGACTCCGTTTAAAGAGCCTTCGAACCAGTTCGCAAAAGTAGCGTATATCGTTACCGGTGTTCAGATGACCACGAACAACTCCCGCAGATTGGGTGTTGGTCATACAATCAGCTAAGAAAGGACATTTGTATGTCACTGGCACAGATTGACAGTGGTTCTCTAACTGCTGTATACACTGCTGCTCAACGCCTCGGTGTAGCACAGGATGGGGATTTGAAGTGGGTAAACAGCAAGCTGTATAAGTTCGCGCTGATCGTTGATCAGGACATTGCAGTCAATGAGGTGCTCTATCCTGCCTCTGTTGATGGCAACAGCTATACTTCTGATTATACGGGCGGTTCTGGCTTGACAGCTAAAGTTGCTGCCATTGCCCTCGGTACTGTAGACATCTCTGCTGCCCCGTATGCCTGGGTGCAGGTATGCCAAGCAGGGACGATTGGTGAAGTGCGCACTGATGATGGTGTTGCTGCTGCTGATGCTGTTATCGGGCACAGCGTTGACGGTGAGTGCGATACGATGGCAGATGGCGAAGAAGAGTTTGTCTTCGGCTTTGCATTAGAAGCTGACGCAGGCTCACCAAACACAGCTGCAATAATGTTTGGCTAACAACACGCTCCGGGGGCTTAGATGCCCCCGGAGCACTTTCACAGGAGAATGATGTGGCGAAGAAAAAGATAGATATCGAGAAAACAGAAGAGCAGATTGCAGCAATAGAAGAGGCACTGAACCCTTCTGCCACCATTCCCACAGGAATTCCTGATGGAATGCCGGATATCGAAGAGGTATCAGAAGCAGTGGCAGAACCGGGTTCTAAACAACTGCCTGAAATCCCTGCTACGAAGATCAGTATGGCAGACATCAAAGTTGCCCTCAACAATGCCACCAATGAAGAGAAGTTGGAGTTTGCTCGACAGGTCGGACTTGCCCCTACAATTGGTGCCCCCAAGAGGCGAAGAAAAAAGGTTACCGATGAAGAAGTGAGAGCAATGGCAATGGCGACAGGAGGGGCAACACATGGGGAAGACTTCTTGCCGGTACCTCCCGAATATATCGTAGCAATGGGAGAGCAGGCCGTTCGTGCCTATCATCAGAAGTGGTTGGACGGTGAACATGTTATGTGGGACAATATGAACGATGCTGAAGTCCAGGAGCAGATTGCCACAGCAGTGATGTAGGGGGTAGGAGATGCTAGAAGAAACTCAGTTTGGCAGAACTTCAGACATAATAGATGCCACAGGGTTCTCTGGTGACGGGTCCTTGCTGTATTTCCAGACGGTGATACAGAAAGAGACAAGTACTGACCCTGACAACCCACCAGAAGGACACAGTGTCATATGGCAGGGAGATGGCACAGGAACAGGTGATGATGGTGAAGTGCTTGTCAAGATCACTGCTGGAGGGACAACACATACCCTTGCCCTATCACCTGTAGGTGCTGCTGCTCTAGCGACAGATGCTACAGATGGGTTTCTCTACATCCCTTCCTGTGCTGGCGTGCCGACAGGTACTCCGACAGGAAGGACAGGACGATTAGCCCTGGTATATGACTCTTCTAACAACAATCTGTACGTATACAATACTGCGTGGAAGAAGGTGGCCCTGGCATGACATTGACAAAAGTGCTTTCGATAGCTTTGAGACGAATAGGCATCTCTGATGGTGCTACAGCATTTACTGACAATGCTAGAGACTATTTTAACGTAGGCTTACGTGACCTGTGTGAACAGAGACAGTGGACATGGTTGTTTAAGAATGCCTTTTTCACTACTACTGCATCTACACGGACATATTCCCTGGCAAGCGATGTTATGCGTCCACTATCCTTCCGCAATGATACCGATAATTTCAAGATGGATATGGTGGATGTAGATGTCATTGACAAGATCGATCCCGATGAAGATGAGACAGGCACACCGGCAATGGTGTATATTTCCGGTATAAACACTTCTACAGGATTTTGGGAAGTAGACCTATACCCTACTCCTGATACAAACAGTGATACCATCAGATACAGATATTATGCTTTTATTGCAGACAAGACGAGCAGTGACGATGCCACCGATCTGGTAACGACTCTTCCCGCCTGGACACAGAACGCTCTTATATACTATATCGCCTCTATGTATAAGGGAGAGCTTGGTGATATAGAAGGCGAAGAGGCTGACATGCAACTGTACATCAACTCAGTACGATCAGGAATAGATGTAGATGCAGATATGCAAGATGGAGATCAGCGACATCGTATGTGGCGGGCAGATGAAGTCGGCACTGACTTTACATTCAGAGTGACGGAAGGAAGTCTTTCTTAAGATGCCTAGAGTTGGCAACCAACATGTCTATGGCCCGTGGGTCCATGGGTGGAATGCCTCTAAGCCCAGTGATGACTTAGCACCTAGTGAGATATATGACGGTGAGAATGTCCGCATATTCCCTGATGGATCGGCACGCCAGAGAAGTGGGTCTACTCCTTTTAATACAGTAATTTCAGGTAATCCCACTATAGATTCTTTTGGTCAGCACAAGTTTGATTCCAGTACTAAGAGGATATGGGCAATTGCTGGTGGTGCCTTTTATGAAGACACCTCCGGCATCGGCACAGGCTTAACAGACAGGACAAACAGCGAGACGATAACAGCAGGGAAGAAGTGGTCGATGGTAGATGCCAACGGTACGCTCATCGGACATAACGGAGTTACCGGTGATATCATCATCAAGTGGGCTTCTGCGGGTGGTAATATCGCAGCACTGGATGTGGACAGCCGATTTACTACAGCAAAGTATTGGGAGTTCTGGGACAACAGAGCATGGGCGGGTAATCTGAGTTCAGGGACGGATCGGGTATGGAGATCGGGCTTGGCAAATATAGAATCGTGGGGGAGCACTGCCTTCTTTCAGCAGGGGAGCATCGTTACAGGCTTGAAAAAGATGAGCAACTTCCTCGTCATCCACGGTGACGATATCATACACCTCCTGGTGCCTACCGGCAATGCTGCAACGCCATATCGGAAAGTGCCCAAGCAAGCTAAAGGGACTATTGCTCCTTTTTCTATATCGACTATCACCCTGCCGGGAGCAGGAGAGGTACAGGTATATATACGTGCTGACGGTATATACTCTTTTGATGGAAACATTTCTCGTAAACTGTCAGAGCGTATGGATGGAGACCGGTATTGGGAAAGCCTGAATGCTTCTGCGCTTGAAAATGCCTTCTCTTGTGACTATCCCGCACGCAACGAGGTATGGTTCTACCTGCCATACGATGCTTCGGTCACGATGAATAATGTTCTGGTATATAATTACCGTATGAACATCTTCTATCCCCGATGGAGTGGTACTGCACGCAATACGTGTGCTATTCTTAATGCCCTACCATATTCGGGAGGCATTAGCGATGGGTATATCTACGATAATGAGCCAGAGCTGTTTAATGATAATGATGGCTCAACAGGAAATGCTATCGATGCGTGGTTGCAGACATCATCCATAGCACCCGGTGGAGAAATCGAGCAGTGCAGGTGGTTGTGGTGCCGAACATCTTTCGATATTATTGGCGACTTCGATATAGAGTTCACTGCTACGATGCCCAGCTCTCCAGAGGTTGAAGATACAATAGTGCAGGGGGGCACCTTTGATGCCATAGGAGTAGATTTTACTATTGACGCATCCACTATTGCAGGTGAAGACACCATAGTTAATAATGTAGACTCTTTACTCCTGGGTTATGACCCCCATGTACAGGTCAAGTATCGCAATGCCACATCCGGTGAAGAGTTTTCCATACGGAAAGCGACACTGGTATATCGCCCCATAGGACAGACCCATAAGCGTGGAACGGGAGTAATATAATGGCTTTCACTGACGATATCAGGAAGAAGATCCTAACAGCTAATGGCATCGATCATAGCCGGAGAGGGTCATTGAATGACAGAGACTTTAACGACTTAGCCAACAGACAGGGTGGTGCCCGTAAGATTGGTGGTGGTGCCCCTGCTCCTGCAGGCCCTGGTGGCGGTGCTCCTCCTCCTCCACAGCAAGCCCCTGCCCAAGCTCCTCCTCCTCCTCCTCCCCCTCCCGGTGGGCAACCTCTTACTAAGCCCACAGGGCTGGGAGGTGTTGATGTTGGTGGACCTCTAATACCTGGAGAGAGCACCTTACAGCGAACGATACGTTTAGGGCAGGCTGGGGCAACTGGCGTTGGTCAGCTTCCTACTGGACCTCCGTTGCAGGAACCTGAGCCTCCGTTGCAGGAACCTGTTCCTACATTCCCTGACCAACCTCCCGGTCCTAATGTTGTATCAAGTGTCCCCGAAAGTATTCTAGGAAAACGAACAGAGCACTTGGGTCAACCAGGGATATTTACTAAACGCCAAGATGGTCGTGTCCAATTCAACCCCGATCCACCACCTATAGAGCAACAGCCTACAGGACCACCAGAAGAGTCTTTACTTCAGCAGACAATCAGGCGAGGACAGGCTGGAGCAACTGGAGTTGGTGAACAGGGAGAAACTTCTTTCCCTCAGCCTCCCGTTAGTCAGCCTCTCGGTGGGCAACAGCCTGGTGGAGAGCAACAACCTCCCGGAGGACAACCTCTTACTAAGCCAGCAGGATCAGGAGGTGTTGATGTTGATGAACCTTTTATACCCGGAGAAAGCAACTTGGCTCGTGCGATACGCTTGGGGCAGGCAGGAGTAACTGGCGTTGGTCAGATGGGAGAAACTTCTTTCCCTCAACCTCCCGGTGGTCAACCTCCCGGTGATCAGACTAACTTAGATGTTGAAGGACGTATCAAGAAGAACCTCCCCGGTTTTACCGGTTTTCCTCCCACGGGTCAACAACCTGATGGCCAGCAGTCTGGTGGGCAGGGGGGTGGGAGGCAAGGTCGGGACCGGCAAGGTGGTCAGCAACCTGGTGGTCAGCAACTCCCCGGTGATTTTAGGAATGAACTAACAGGACCACCGACAACTGTACTAAATATCCCTCCTGCCGATATGCGTGTGGAGGGCGTTGACTATGTTAATGCTGATGCCGAGAGAGGTTCTACCATACAGGATAGGATAGGAGCATTAGGAGATTCAGCACCATCAGCAAGAGTACGTGCTCCGGGGTCAGGGTCAAAATACAACACCAAGGAAGAGGCC